GACGCCCACGGGTGCGTATCGGCTCATCCTACCACCCCCTCGCGTAGACCATGGCGCCCGTGGGCGTCCCGCTGGTAGCCGCCAGCTCCACCGTCACCCCCGCGCCGTCCACCGCGTCCTCCGGCGTCAGCAGGGGGAACGCGCCCGACGTGAACCACGCGTTGCCGCTGTTGGCCCCCGTCTGCACCACCCCCGCCACGTAGCGGGTGATGACCTGCCGGGCGCAGTCGATGACCAGGGCGTCGTTCGTGGCCAGCGTCCCGGTCAGCGTCATCCGGTGCGTCTCCTCGCCCGAGTAGTTCCGGCAGATGACCACCGGGTTGACCACGGACGGCGAGCCGCCGTACAGGTAGAGCAGCGGGGCCGACGGCACCGTCCCCACCGGGCACGCGGTGCGGGCCGTCGACAGCCCGTAGACCCGGGGCTCCAGCTCGTAGCGGGTGGGGTCGACCGCCACCAGCGTCACCACCACGAACACCGTCGGCAGGGCGTAGGCGCCCGCGTAGAGCTGCACGTCCACCTTGCTGCAGACGCAGTAGAGCTCCCGGTCCGGGGCGTCGTCGGTGCGGACGATCAGCAGCCCGGTGAGCCGGCGGGTGAGCGCATCGAGGACCGTCGTCCGGTCCACCACCGTGGCCGGTCGGACGTCCAGCGCCACGGTGACCGTGCGGGCCCCGACGGTGACCTGCGACCCGAACACCCCGGGGGCGTTGGCCATCGCCAGGGAGGCGCGGACGGGGATCTCGGGCGCGAGGTGGCCGTCCAGCTGGAGGACGCCGGCCACCAGGTCGTCGATCGGGCGGTCGTTCAGGTAGGTGGGCATGGCCTCAGAGGCTGACGGTGACGCCGGTGAGGCGCGGCGTGATGGCGCCCAGCTCCACGTCCAGCGTCTCGGCGGAGTCGAAGCGGTAGTCCATCTTCACGACGCGCACGACGGCGTTGATCCCGAGGCGGTCGGATCGGAGGGCCACGCGCTGGCCCAGCACGAGGGTGCCGACCTGCCGCTGCAGGTAGTCCAGGTCGATGCCGCGGACGACGTAGCGGGTGCCGAGGGCGGCCCCGGCGAGGACGTCTTGGGCGCGGTGCCACAGGGTGTTGGAGCCGGAGCCGGGCTGGAAGTCCATCGGGTCGCTGTCCTGCTCGGTGGCGGACAGCCACAGTGAGGCCCAGCGCAGGTAGGTCATGCCATTGCCGTCGGAACCGGAGGCAATCGAGGCCTTTGCCGAGTAGACGGCCAGCTTGACCGTCTTGTCGGCGGTCAGCTTGGTGGCGCACGTCGCCTCGCAGTTGGCCGTTGCGCGGGCCGGGATACTGACGTTTGACAACCCGAGGGCAAGCAGGGTGCCATAGGTGCCCGTCGGGTCCACAATGGCCACGGCCGGCGTGCGATTGTAGCCGCCCGAATCCACCAGCGTGTTGTTGCCGTACTCGCGCACCGTGAAGGCCGCGCGCGCGTGCAGGTACGGCCGGGCGGCGTCGTAGAGCACCTTCACCTCCGTGTTCTCCAGCCGCCGCTCCGTGGCGGCAATGAAGCCGCCGCCGGTCAGGAGACGGTCATTCCAGCCGAGGCCAAGTCGCATGGCGTCACCTTGGTCGGAGCTGTCGTCCGGAAAGGCGTCTGGGCGCTGCACGAAGCTTGTGAATCCGGCGTTGCCGTCCAACAGCTCGATGGTGCCGTTGCCAAGGGTAATCGTGGGCGTCGTGCCGAAAGCCTGCACCTGCAGGTTGCCATTGCCGCTGCTGTCGGCCTGCACCGTCTGGGTCACTATTAGCGTGCCCCGGTAGGTCCCCCCAGTCTTGAGCGCCAGTATCTCGTACTGGTAGATGATCGCATGGGGCGGGGCGCCGGAGAAATCGAAATCCGAATACACCACGCCAGCGGTGAGCTCCTCGGCCACGTTGGCCGTCAGCGTGAGCGGGGTGTTTCGCGCGTACCGCTGGTACTGCACCCCGAAGCCACCGGTCCCCGAGTTGTGCGTCCAGTCCGGCGCCGTCGTCAGGTTGGTCCACGTGGCCATCACCGGGTTCGCCGCGTAGTTCCGCCGGGCGTCCGTCGCCTTGGTCCCCACCGTCCCCACCAGCTGCGCCCGCGAGCTCGCCAGCCCGCTCGGCGACGTCACCGACTGCGGCGCCACCACCCCGCCAGACGTCACCAGCGTCACCCGCTGGCCGGCCGCCAGCGTCCCCAGCGCGGAGACCTGCACCGCGCTGTCGCTCGCCCGGCTGTCCGCCACGGTCGTCTGCGTCCCGTCGCGCTGGACCAGCTTGTAGCCGTTGACTTGGTCGTCCTCGCGGATCGGCCACGGGTTGCCGGCCACCGGGTCGCGCAGCAGCACCCAGTAGGGCCCGCTCCCGCTGACGCTGTCGATGGTCCACTCGCACTGGTCCATCGGCTGCCCGCTGGCTGAGAAGGGGAGGGCCACGGTCGCCGCGCGCAGGGCGTCCCGCGTCCGCGTGAGCGCCTCCACGTTGGCCCCCACCCCCAGCGGCAGCGTCTCCAGCCCGGCCGCCACGTCGGCCACCACGTCGACCGCGAACCCCGTCAGGACCCCGGCGCTGTACAGCCCGCGCAGCCGCGCCGAGTGCCCCGTCTCGCGCTCGATCAGGTCCAGCACCCCGCCGCGGGTCACCCGGTCGAGGTCTCCCACCTCGATGAGCGCGGTCGAGTCCACCGTCCCCAGCGACAGCCAGGACAGGCTGTCGTCGGACAGGTTGGTCAGGACGTAGCTGTTCAGCAGGCTGGTGACCGTCTGCTTGCCAGGGCTGAAGCGGTACACCGGGGACCCCGCCCCCGTGCTGCGCACCAGCCCGCGCACGGCCAGCAGCTGCCGCAGCGGCCCGGCCGTGACGGCCACCGCCCCGGCGTCCCCGTCCCCGTCGGTCAGCTGCGACACGAACCACCACTGCTCCCCGCGCGCGGAGCTCCGCACCCGCAGCACGCGCCCCTCGGCCAGCCCGGAGGCGTCCGCCACCTCCCGGCTCACCGTGGTCCGGAACGACGACGGCGTCCCTTCCGACTCGGAGCCGGTGGCCGTGCCCCACGGCGACAGCGCCCCGAGGCAGACGGCCCCGCTCTGGCAGCTGGGGGCGGACCAGACCTGGATGATCGCCGCCATCAGAACGCCGCCGCCGTGCCCTGCTGGGCGGCCAACGCCCGGCGGGACGACTCCAGCTCACGGTCCACCGCGTCGGACAGCCCGCCGCGGGAGGCCTCGATCAGCAGCTGCTCGATGCGCTCCACCCCGTCCGCCGTCCGCTCGGTCGCCTCGGCGATCCGCGTGTGCAGCGCCGTGTGCGCCTTGAGGACGTCCGTCACCGCGGTGGTCTGCTCGGTGAGCTTCTCCTGCACCGTCCCAACCGCCCCGCCGGTGCTGACCGCCCCCACCCCGGGGACGTCCACCGTGTCGCCGGAGGCGGCGTCGGCGGCGTCCTTCATGAGGTCGTCGATACGCAGGATGAGGTCGCTGATAAGATCGAGGAACTGCGACCCGGTCAGCCCGCCCAGCTCCGCGGCGCTCAGCCCCCCCGCGTTCATGCGCTCGAACAGCCCCGCCAGCCGGCCCCGCGTACCAGCGAGGTCGTTCATGTCGAGGGAGTTGCCCAGGGAGTTGAACGCGAAGTTCCCGCCCAAGCGGAACAGGCTGGCCAGCTGCCCGCGGGCGTCCAGCTGGTTGATGTCGAAGCCCGCCCGGGTGGCCTGCAGCTGGGAGGCGTAGTCGCTCCCGAACTGCCCCAGCTCCACCAGCCCCATGGCCTCCAGCAGCTGCCGGATGCCGTCCACGGACAGTGCGCCGGACTGGCTGGTGATCTGGATCCCCAGCTGGTCGGCCAACTTCTTGAGGTCGCCGAAGCCCAGCCCGACCCGGCGCAGGGCGTTGAACACGTCCGCCTGGTTCTGCGCGCCCCGCCCGCCCCGCAGGTTGCCGACCACGGACTGCAGGGCGGTCTGGATCTTGGCGAAGTCCTCGCCGGTGACGTCCAGCGACAGGTCGCCGATCCGGTCCCGCAGCCCCTTCATGGCCTCGGTGTTGGCGGATATCAGCCGCCGCCGCTCGGGGTCCCCGCCGATCATCTTGGAAATGATGTTGGCCGCGCTGGCGATGACCTGCGCCCACGCGCCCACATCTTTGCCACCGGACTGCACCAGCCGGCCAATTCCCTCGGCCATGTTGATGACCGAATTAAGCGTGGCGGCCGCCTCGTCGTTCATGATTCCGAACGCCTGCGCGGCCTCCATGCCGGCGCGGGCGATCACGACAACCTTGTCAGCCATCGACTGCGCGTCACGAGTCCCGGCCTTGAGGGCGCTACCGGACCCCTCGATGCGCTTCCGGACCTCGTCCGCCTGAGCAGTCAGGAGTACCATGTTCCGCTGGAACTCCGCGGCCACACTGGCGTCCAGCTGCGTCTTGGCCGACTCGGACAGCGACTGCAGCGCCCCTTCGGTCAAGCCAATGGCCACGCGCAGCGGCTCCAGCTCGGCCACCATGGCGGTGCGCATCTGGCGGCCGGCGCCGGCCACCGCGGTGGCGGTCTGGGTCGACGTCTGCGTGTTGGACCGGAACGCCTCGTCCAGCTCGCGCTGCTTGGTGGCGGTGTTGCTGACGTCCTTCCCAAGGTTGAGCGCCGCGTCGGACAGGTCGTTCAGCGCCTTGCCCATGTCCGTGGCCGTCTTCACCTGGCGGGCGCCCCAGTCCCGCATGGTGTCGTTGCCCGTCAGCTTGCCCAACCCCTCGGCCACCAGCCCGACCGTCCCGTACACCGTGTTCAGGACCTTGCCGAAACCCGTGAACGCGAGTGTCAGACCCTGCGCGATCAGCGTGATGATGGGCGCCAGTACGGGCATGAGCTTGGCGCCCAGCTGCAGCGTGAACGCCCGGAGCGGGTCGAGCGCCTGCCCGAACGCCACCCGGGCGCTTTCGAGCCCGTTGTTCATCTGCTCCTGCTGGCCCGCCGTGGTCTCCAGGTACTTGGCGTACGTCCCCTGCACCTTGAGCCCACCGTCCACGGTAGCCGTCAGCAGGGCCTGCGCCTTCTGCTGGTCCGTCAGCTTGGCCGCGGAGACCCCGATCCGGTCGGCGTACTCCTTGTACAGGACCGACGGGTTCTTCCCAAATAGCTTGTCCGTGCCCTCGTCGATGCCGAGGATGGCCTGCTGGACAGCCTGCAGCGTCTCGGCCGAGCTCATGCCGCGCGCCGCGCCGATCTCCAGGAAGGCCGCCAGCGCGTCCTTGGCCTTACGGGTGTCCCCCGCCTTCTCGGCCAGCTTGCCCACCTCGGCGGCAAACTCGTTCGCCACCCCGGCCGACAGCTTGAACGCCGTGCGGCCGTTGTCTGCGATGTCCTGCAGGGTGCGGAGCGGGATACCCGTCAGCTTGGCTGCACCCTCCAGCTTCTGGAGGCTGCTCCGGTAGCCGTCGAAGGCGGCGAAGGAGTTCCGCACCTGGTCGACCAGCATACGGGCGCCTTGCACAGCCAAGTCCCACGCCGCTTTGAGGTCGACGAACGACTTGAACCACCCCTTCACCCCGCCCGCGAAACGGTCCATCCCCTTGCCGGCTTCGTCCGCCGCCTTGGAGACGTACTCCTCGCCGTTGATGACGACCGTGACCTCGCGCTTCGCCATCAGTGCACCGCCTGGTCGCTGGGGTAGGCCAGCCGCAGCAGCTCACGGCGGGCGCGCTGGGCATCCTTGCTCTGGGCGATGGTGTAGCCGTCCGCCACGATCATCCGCTGCCGCGCCTCCAGCGCCTGCAGCCCCACGTACTCCAGCCACGTCACCGCGAACGGAGCGTAGCCGTCGGCGGTCCGCCACCGGGTGGGGTTCCAGTACCAGCTGTCGCCGTACGCCGCTCTCACGGTGAGCGCCGCGGTGGCCAGCGTCGGGTGCGGGCCCAAGGCGGCACCGGCCCCGTAGACCTGCGCGCGCTGCGTGCGCCGCAGCTGCTCCAGCGGGTCGCTGTCGTCGGGGGCCGCCGCCCCCAACCCGGGCACGTGAAACAGCGCCCCCAGCACGTGCCGGCGGACGTCGTCCGGGAGGCGCAGGACCATGGCCACCGGGTTCCCCAGCAGCCGGCGCCACCGGGACACCGGGAACACCGCCCGCAGCACCTCGGCCAAGGCCACGATGTTGGCCACCGGGTCGTGCCGCGTGGCCTCCAGGCGGAGCATCTGCGGGGTGCTGATCGGCCGCACGGTCCACGTGCACGCCCACCGGGTCCACCGCTGCGCCCACCACCGCCCCAGCCTGGACGCGCCCGTGCGGCCGATGGCGATGACCACCGGCCGCTCCGCCTCCGTCAGGGCGCGCGCACTGTACTGCACCCGCCGCCGCTCAGTTGAACAGCAGCGAGAAGAAGTCGTTCGCCGCCGGCGTCGTGGCGAACGCCCGGTAGGTCAGCGTCACCGTGGCCAGCGCGCCGTCGTTGCCCGGGGCCACGGCGATGAGCTGCGCCTGCGGGAGGGTCAGCTTGTACCGGTTGTACTGGGTGGTCCCGATGGTCACGTCCACCGCCGCGCTGGTCCCGGCCGACATCACCGACTCGGCGTCGTACACCGCGCGCGTCGGCCGCTCGATCTCCAGCTCCAGCTCCGGGGCCATGCCGCCCGGGACGAACCCGGCGTGCCCACCCGCGAGGTTCTGCTGGATGCGGGCGGTGTCCACCGACCGGTTGAGCCGGAACGCCGCGCGCCGCACCACCGCGGTGCTCAGCGCGCCGATGTTGGCCACCATTCCGGGGCCGATCGGCGGCACCACGGTGGTCGCCTGGTGGGTCAGCGCCGGCAGGGACACGTCCGTGGGCAGCGACCCGGCGATGCCGCGCCAGTCGAAGGTGAAGATCGGCACCCCCAGCCCCTGCGTCTCGAACGCGAAGTCGCACAGCACGCCCGTCTGGTCGTACTGCGACCCCTGCGCGAACTGCCGCACGGTCAGGGTCGTGAACGCGGTGCCGAACGCCGTCGGGGTGTAGGTCCACTGCGGCGTCGGACTGGCGCTGTAGGTGGCGTCCAGCCCCGCGGCCTTGAGCCAGCGGTGCACCTCGTTGGGCGGGAAGCCGCTGCCGCTGTAGGCAGAGCCCAGCCCCTTGGGGAGGCAGACGAACTGCCCCTGCCGGAACCGGCCAGCGGGCGCCGTGCGCCGCTGCGGGCCCAGCGTGCCGGAGCCGCGCCCGGTGGCCCCGTCGAAGACGTAGTCGTACGCCGTCGGGGCTTCCGGGTCGCCGTCGCCGATGTACGGCGTGCAGGCGTCGGTCGCGTTGGAAAGGGTCTCAGCGGTGCCGGAGTCGGCCTCCTCCTTGGCGAGGATGCCGATGACCTGGTTGAGCCGTGCCGCGGTGGGCATACGTCAGTCCTCGGAGCGGGGGGTCGGGGAATCGGCCGCCGGGGTCGGCGGCGCAGCGGGGGCCAGCGCCACGCGCTCCGCGCCGTCCAGGGCGGCGGCGGGCGGCTTGGCCATGTAGGCGGCGCGCTTCGAGAGCGCGAGGTCGGCGGGAAACGGGACCTTGCAGGCCTCCGTCGCCGACAGGGGGTACAGGAAGTAGTCCATGGGTCCTCAGCTGGTGGCGAACAGGTCTCGCACGCGGACCGTCAGCAGCATCCCCATGGTGACCCGACTGTCGTCGTTCGCCTGGTAGAGCTCGGTCCGGATTTCGCGCAGCTCCAGCAGCTGCACCTGGTTGCGCAGCCGGGCCGCCTCACCGGCGGCGGTCGTCCAGAGGGTGCCGAGGCACGCGGTCACCGCGCGCAGCACCTGGGCGGTGTCGTTGAACGCCACCTCGGTGGCCACGTTGGCGGCGGCGTACCGGATGCCCAGCTCCACCAGCACGTCGCTGGGGTAGGGGCGCACCACGGGCGAGGTCAGGGTGATGGCGGTGGCAGTGGTCGTCACCAGCAGCGCCGGCAAGGCGTCGGGGATCTGCCCCCGGGCCACCTCGGGGTTCCGGGTGTCGTCGGACACCGTCACCGGGGCGGCGCGCGTGACGCCGGCCTCCAGCGGGGCGGCCAGCAGCGTGGCGTTCACCCCGTTGGTGGGGTCCGCCATCCAGTCCGCCACGACACGCACGGCCTCGAACAGCACGGTCAGGTCCCCGCGACGGGCGCCAGCACGTAGCGCACGATCTCGCCGTCCTCGAAGGGCAGCACCGCCCGCACGTCGTAGGCGGCGCCGTCCACGGTCAGGCGGCTGTTCTGCTTGACGGCGGCGGGCAGCGCCCCCCGCTCGATCGTCAGGATGCGGGCGTCCCGGCGCACCTCGCCGCCCACCCCGTCGTCCAGCAGGTCGGCGGAGTGGTCGAACAGGCCGCGCACCCGGGTGGTCCCGTACACCACGGGCACCGACAGCGGGCCGCGGAGCATCACCCGGAGGTGGCGGGACACCAGCGCCGGAGGCATCAGCGCGCCCGGCGCGGGCGCCCGCGCGGCATCCCACGGTCCATGCGCGGGAGGTCCCCAGCGTCGGGGACCACCCGCTCCGGCTGCGCCGCGGCGGCGTGCGCGAGCTCCGGGAGCTCGGCGCGACCGTCGGCCAGCATGGCGCGCGCCTCGTGCGGAAGGAAGTCCATGACCTCCCCCCGCCGAGACCCGAAGCGCATCCGGACCAGCATCAGTTGACGCGGATGGAGGACTGCGGCGTCTGCGGGTACGTCGGGAAGACGAGCACGCGCGCCGCCGTGATGTTGGCGGCGTTGGACGCCCCGGTGGTGATGCGCAGGCAGTCGAACCCGCCAGCCAGATCCAGCGTGGCCGGGTCGACCACGAACCGCACGGTCTTCCGGGCGAGCGCCGCCGAGGTGGTGAATGCCACCGCGTCGGTCTGTCGGGTCAGCACGTCGCCGCTGGCCCCACCCACGTCCTGCGACGCGTAGATCGGCACGTTGATGGTCAGCGCCTTGGCGCCGGTGCCGTCCACCGCAGTGCACTGCTGCAGGGTCAGCGCCACCGTGGCCGCGTTCCCCTGGTTGATGGCCGCCTCGACGATGGCCAGATTCACGTTCTTGAGCGACACGGCGTCGCTGGACCGGCCCGCCGCGTCGGCGGCCGGCGCCATGATGTCCACAACGTGGACGTTCTCCGGGTAGATGCGCATGGGCTGGGTTCTCAGGCAGAAGGGGGAGGCGCGGCGTCCGGGGACGCCGCGCCCTCAGGATCAGGAGCGGGCCGCCAGGGCGATGTACGGCGAAACCGTGGACGAGCCCTTGAACGGGGTGAGGGGCACACGGGTGCGCGGGGCGCCGTTGACACGCCAGGTGAACTTCAGGACCTGCCGGTCACGCGCGAACTCCACGTGCATCGAGGCGGACTGCTTGATGCCGCCCTTCTGGATGAACAGATAGTCCGAGAAGTTGGCGAACACGAAGTCGCCCACCGTGCCCTCGGCCGAGGCGTACTCGATCGGCACGATCGGCCGGCCGTAGATCGCCCCGTTGGGGGTGCTGGCCAGCTGGCCGGGCGGGGTGAACATCGGCGCCGCGGGCTGAGTGGTGCCCGCCGTGGCGGTCAGGATCTTGGCCCACAGCTCCTGGTTGATGAAGAACGCCGACCCGTTCAACATGCGCGCGGGCATCCGGGAGTACATCTTGGCCGCGTTCACCCAGATGTTGCCGGCGGTGTTGGCGATGGTCTGCGAGCCCTCGATGGCAACCGTGACCAGAGCCCCGCTGTTGAGCGCGCCCAATGGCTGGCCCACGCCGCTTCCCTCCCAGATGGCCTGCTCGGCCATGAAGCGGAGCTCCTCGGGGACCTGCTCGTTGAGGAAGGAGACGAGCGCCGGGCCATCCTCCATCTGCTCCTCGGTCAGCTTCACCAGCGCCGCCACCTTCTGCAGCTTGAGGTCGACCTGCCGGGTGGCCGCCTGCGACTCGGTGACAGTGTTGTCCTCGGCCACCCAGTAGCCGCGCACCCCGCCGTTGCGGCTGCCGTTGGTTCGGGCCTCCTCCTTGGTCACGGTCTCCACGTAGGAGTTGCCGTTGGTCACGGGGCGGCCGGCGACACGGCCCAGCAGCTCGCCGCCGGTCATGGTCGCTTCGAGGAAGGTGTTGACCACGGGGGCCGGGATGGCAAACCCGCCCTCCTCGCCCAGCAGGGTGTTCTGCGCGCGATCGGCCTTGAGGCGCGGGTCCAGCTCCCCACCACGCCCGGCCGACACCACGGCGCGGAAGAAGTCCCCGCCGTCCGCGGCCCACGGCTTGGCTGCGGCGCGGTCGGCGCCCACCTCGATCACGGGCGCGGGGGTCACCACCACGGGCGCCGTCGCCTTCTCGCGCAGCGTCCGGATGACCTCCGTGCGGGCCTGCTCCACCGTCACGCCGTTGCTGATCCAGTCCGCCAGGCGCTCGGTCAGCCCGCCCTCGCGCGCGAGGACGGCCAGCTGCTCGGGCCGGGTGTCCGGGGCAGGGGCCACGCCCCGCTCCGAAGCGTTGTCGACAGCCATACTCCGCTCCTTCTTTGGGGCCTCATCGGCCACTGCCGGGATGTCGCTGGGGGTCGGCGCGCGTCCCGGCGCACCACGTCCGACCCCGACGTCGTAGTCCGCCGGCACGGTCACCGTGCTGGCCTCGTAGATCATCCAGCCGCGGTACCGGCGCACGAGCTGGCCGGCCGCGTTCTTCTCCTGCGTGTAGGTAGACCCCGGCCAGTAGCCGATGCTGACCTTCTTCCGCACCCCGGACCGCATGTCGGCGAACAGCCAGGCGGCGTCGGGGTGGTTGCCCTGCGCCAGCGTGCCCCGGAGGCGCCGGTCGGCGTCGAGGCTGACGTCCTGCAGGAGGCCGATCTGGTCCCCCAGCCGGTGGTCGCGCAGGAAGGGCAGGCCGTCCTGCGCGTAGCTCAGGTCCGGCCCCTCAGGGCCGTGGTCCAGCACCTCCAGGTACTCCTCGTCGGTCCGCCAGTCGTAGCGCAGGACCGCGGCCTCGCTGGAGATGGCCACCCGCAGCGCGGCCTCCGTCTGGCCGGCCTCGCGCTCGATGGTCACCTCGCGGTACATCGTGCCCCCCGGGTTGGACCGGGTGGCCGGGGCAAACGGGTCGGCCTCGATGGGCGTCTCGGTCAGCAGGTCGGTCGGCATCTCAGGCGCTCCTCGCGCGAAGCGGCAGCACGGTGCGGGCCGGCGTCTCCCCATCCGGGGAGGCGGGCGCCTCGTCCGCCGCGGTGGCATCGACCACGACCTCGCCCAGCGTCACGCCGCGCGCCTCGGCGTACTGCTGCTCCTCGGCCAGCTGGTCGACGATCTCGAAGTAGTCCACACCCTTCTCGGCGCACAGCTGCTGCCGCGACGTGAGCCCCTGCTGCAGCGCCATGGTGGACGCGGTCAAGTCCTTGACGGGGTCGATCCACGGCCAGCCCTTGCACATCCAGTTGGCGTACCCGGCCAGCTGGGCGCTATCCATGGAGACGGACCCGAGCCGCCCGGTCAGGAGTGCCATGCGCACCCAGTCCGCGAACACCACCTCGCACAGCTGCTCGACCAGCAGGTCCTGCTGGTGCAGCTTGGACTGCTCCATCTCGCGCACGCGGTCCGTGCGCATCGAGGAGAAGTTCACGTCGGCCAGGTCGCCGGTCAGGCTGGCGTACGACCGCCCGAAGGCGCGCGCGATCCCGCGCTTCACCACCTTCATGAACCCGGCGAAATTGGCCGTCGGGTGCTTGGGCTCCCACGGCTGGAACTCGTAGCCGCCAGGGAGCACCCTCGCCGCCCCGGGCTCGGCCTCCATCACCAGCGGAATCGGCTTCCCATCGTCGTCGGTCGGGAGCTCGAACGCCCCGCCGTCCTTGTTGACGAAGAACCCGCCCTGCGCCGCGGCGAGCATGGACTGGTACAGCTCCGCCTCGGTGTAGCGCGCACCCAGCTTCCACGCCACCAGCGACGGGGCAAACCACGGCACCCCGCGCACCTGCCCGGGGCGCAGCGGCTTGAACACGTGCAGCACCTGATCGGCCGGCACCCGGCGCCGCTCGCGCCCCTCCGCCTTGGTGGGGTGCCCCGACCACAGATGGTAGGCGACCGCCCGACCGTCCCGATCGACCTCCACCCCCATGATGATCCGGCGCCCGTCCGTCAGGCTGAGGTTGTGCGTCTCGTCCAGCTGGTCCGGATCCAGCAGCTGCAGCCGGTAGCCCCACGGCACGTCGGGGTCACGCAGCCGCAGGGCAAGGAACTCGCCGTCCTGCACGATGCTGCGGATGGCCAGCCGCTGGACGGCGGCAAACGACATGCGCCCCGTGACGGTGCAGTGCTCCCGGCGGCACCAGCTGCGCCACTCGGCTTCGACGCGGTCGTTCAGGACGTCCAGCGAGCTCCCGCGCGGGGTCCGCGCCCGAAACTGCAGCCGGGCCCCCGCGGCCCCCACAATGTCCGACTCGAAATCCAGCAGCAGCCCCGCCGCCTCGCCGTTGTCCTGGACCAGCTCGCGGGAGCGGGCTCGCATGGTGGCCAGCGACTCGCGGATCTCGTCGTTGGCGTCGGCCAGCTCGGCCCACCAGCGCGACACGATCCGGTGATGCTCGCCGCCGGCGTACCGCTGCCCGATTTTGGGCGCCTCCACGCGGCCGGTCAGCGCGGCCCGCAGGTGCCGGATGCGCTTGGCGAGCTTCACGACGTCATCCCCACCACGTCGAACCGCACCGCCCGCCCAAACCCTCGGCCAGCCTGCATGTCGAGCCGGGCCTGCCAGTAGTTCTCCTCGCGCCGCACGTCGTCCAGCGTGTGCATGAGGACCTGACGGCCGGCGATCATATACATCTTGATCTGCCCGGACAGGATGTCCTGGCGGGCCTGCCGGCAGATGGCCAGCATCTGCTCGGCGTAGCTCTGCAGCTCCCCGGGCGCGGCGGTCGCCACGTTGGCCGTGAGCGTCAGCGCCCCGCTCTCCACGGTGGCGGCCTCGGTCCCCTTGGCCACGCGGATGACGTACTGGTACAGCCCCGGGGTCAGCGGCGCGGTGCTCGCCGCCGGCACCGTCCACACGAACTGGTCGCCCGACGCCACGGCCGCAGAGTCCAGCACCGACGGCCCCCGCAGGTACAGCGTCGCCGCCCAGCCGCCGGAGGCCGGATAGTCGGCGTACGCGAGCCGCAGCGACAGACTGTCACCAGCGGCCAGCGAGGCAGGGACCTGCGCGAGGGGATCGGGCACGGGTGCATGATGCCGCCCACCGCCGCCAGCCCATAGCGGCGGCGCCCACCTCTACTATGCTACGGGGAGAATTGCCCCCGCCGTCGTGTCGTCAGGCCACGCGCGCGACGGGCTCACGCGGCGCGAGACCGGCAGCCGCAGCGCGCGCGGCTTCCGCGTCTTGTGCTCGTCCAAATACCCCTTGGCGAGCAGCAGCCGGAGGTTCTGGGCGCAGGTCACGTCCTTGCACCGCATTTCGTGCGCGAGTGCCACCACCTTGAGCTCCCGGTACTCATGGGTGTCGAGGTAGCGGCTCAGGTGCCACATGGTCAGGCGGGCCAGCGCGGGCAGGGTGGTGTCGTCCAGCGCCTGCCGGACCACCCACGGCAGGTCGCGCGGGGCGTGCTCGGTCACCGCCACCCCCGGCCGCGGGAGGGAAGCCACGTGCTCGTCTTCCTAGGCACCGGGGCCGGGGTCGGCACGGGCTCCGAATCCGGGGTGGCCCGCCGCTGCCGCGCCGCCGCGCCCTGGGCGTTCACGCGCACCACCTCCTGGGCCAGCAGGTCGCGCGGCACGGGGCCCAGCAGCAGCGCGGCGTAGGCGTAGGTCTCGGCGTCGGCCACCTCGTTCCGGACGCCCTTGCGCGCCACGTACCGGTACTTCCGCGTCTTCTCGTCCCGCTTGCGCTCCATGGCCGTCAGCTGCTGCACGTAGTCCGCCGGCACGCCGTCGGGCGGCGTCTCCCCGGCGTACTCGTTGAGGTGGAGGTAGCCGGGGCCGGGTGAGGTCATCCCGAGGCGGCGGTACAGGCGCTCCATGATGGCGTGGACCCCCAGCAGGTAGAGCCGCCCCGGCTTGACCTTGGTCGGCTTGGTTGGCGTCATCGGGGCGGTCGGGCTCCCATGCCCCTTGATGGCAAACACCCCAGCGCCCAGCCGGGGGGCGGCGTACTCATAGACGGACTTCGCCACGGCGCCGTCGGAGGCGTCGATGCACATGGCCCGGATCCCCAACGTGGCCCCGGACTCGTGCCGCCATTCCTTGCGGCTGCGCCACTCCTCCAGCTGCGTCCAGAACGACGGCTGGAACGCATCGCCCCGGAGCACGGCGCGCGCGATCAGCCAGGACTCCTCCCCGGCGCCCCACCCCCGGACGACCACCTCGGCGCGGTCGTGCTGGATGTCCACGCCGGCCGTCAGCACGCCGACCTGCTGCGGGACCTGCCAGCTGCCGTCGGGAGAGTACGGGAGCGCGCGGGCCACCAGCGCGCTCTTGACGGTCTCCGCGGACTGGTCGCGGTACAGGAGTCCCAGCGCGGTGTTGAAGAAGGCGCGCAGCATCTCGGCCCGGATCGCCTGGTCGGCCTGCCCGTTGGCCGTCACGAACTCCTGCGCCAGCTCCTCCCAGCTTCCGAACGCCGCCACCAGCCCGGTCAGGTGGAACGTCCGCTTGTGCGGCACCCGGGGCTCGGCGGTCGCCCGCCAGCGGCCGGCCCGCAGCATGGCCCCCCGCTCCCGGGCGGAGATGCCCTCCCCGCACCCGGCGCACCGCAGCACCACCGACGCCGGCACCACGCGCCCGGCCTCGTCCAGCTCCCACCGGAGCTGCTCGAACTCCGGCACCTGATGGGTCTGACAGTGCGGGCACGGGATTTCGTACACCTCCTGCGTCCCCTCGAGGTAGCTCGGCCAGATCAGGCTCTCCTCCGCCGACGTGGGCGAGCTTACCTCGACGATCTTCCGGCGGCGGCCGAACGACCGGGTGCGCGCGCGGGCGATCGCCTTGACGTCCCCCTCCGTCCCAGCCGACCGGGGGTGCCGGTCCCGCTCATCGAGGAGGACCACCCGCTTGGGGCGCATGGCCAGCCCGGAGGGGGCGTTGGCGCCCACGATGTCCAGCTGGCCCCCGGGGTACTGCTTGCTCAGGATGGTGTTATTGGAGTCCCGGGACCGGGCCGGGGCCACCAGCGGCCGCAGCGCTGGGGCATCCCGGAGCATGGGCGCGATGCGGTCCTTGCTGAAACTCTCCCCCGTCTCCGTGGTCGGCTGGACCACGAGGATGGAGCTCGGCTCCTGGTGGATGAAGAACCCGATGGCGTTCAGCAGGGCCTCCGACTTGCCGGCCTGCGAGGGGCTCACCAGGACGATCTCCTGCGTCTCCCGGTCGGAGATGGCGTCCATGATGTCGCCCAGGTACGGCACCACGCTGTTCTGCCACGGGCCGTGCTGAGCGGTCGCCTCGGGGGAGAGCACCCGGTACCGCTCCGCCCAGCGGGACATGGACAGCCGCGGGATCGGCCGGCAGTGGCGCCGGAACCGCTCCCGGGTCACCCGGTTCATGGCGGCAAGGCCGAGGGGGTGCGTGGTCACGCGGCAGCAGCTTCCCGGGCGGCCAGCGCCCAGCGGTGGACCACGTCGAACGGCAGCTGCATGACGCTGGCCACCCGGTAGGTGCTCATCCCGGAGGCCAGCAGCGACAGCGCGCGCAGCTGCGGGCTCTGGTGCGCGACCGGCTTGGCCTTGCCCTTGGGCTGAGCTGGTGGCGCCGGGGGCGGGGTGCGCGGCGTGCTGGCCCCCGCCATGGCGGCCCACTCCTCCGCGGTGAACGGGGTCGGCAGGCCGCCGCCCTGCGCCTCCTCCAGCGTCAGCCGGCGGCGGGCGGCACCGGTCCCGGTGTCGATCCGCTGGCCGGACCGGACGGCACGCGCGGGCTCCGGCAGCGGTTCGGCTGCTGGTGCCGGAGCGGGCGCGGGCGGCTGCAGCCCCGACTCGGCCGGTGGCCACGGCTCCGCGCCGTCGTCCACCAGCCGCATTTCCACCCGGACCACCCGGAGCATCGCCAGCAGGTTGGTGATCGACACGTGCCGCTTCCCGGTCTCCACCTCGACCCAAAGGCGGAGGCCGATCCCAGCCAGCTCCGCCGCTTGGGTTTGGGTCAGCCCCCGGGCGCGCCGCGCGTGCCTGAGCACCTCGCCGATTTCCTCCAGCGTCAGGGACGGCGTCACAGCCCGAGTCGCTCCCGGAGGTGCCGCGCCACGCCGATGAGGGCCGCTCGTGCGCTCGTCCGCCTGGTGGCGTCCGGCTCGGCCCGACCATGCGCCCACTCCGCTTCCAGCGCGGCCTCCACGGTCTCACGGTCCGGAGCCTGAAGGGCATCCAGCACCCGGGGCGTGCCGGTGCGAAGGCGGACGATTTCGTCGGCCATCTTTTTCATCACAAGGTCCTCCTGAGCGTAGCTCCCTGCGGCATAGTACCCGAATTCCTCCAGCACCTCATCTCGTGTCATGCGCTCTCCTTGGAACCCAGCTCGGGATATGCGGCGTGGACGGCGGCGAACAGCGCCTCCCACGTCTGGTCGACCGTGTCGCCGTAGTCGCGCTGGTCGATGAACGCCGTGTAGTAGGCCACAGCGGCGTCGGCGATGGGCTTTGCCTTGGCCAGCTCGGCGCGCAGCCGTTGGTTCTCGGCTTGCATTGTGGCCTCGGGGATGCGGTCACCGCTGCGGATCACAGCGCCACCTGCTCATGCTTGAGTGTGTAACCGTTACTGCTGCCTCGCTTGCTCACTGCGAACTGATGCCCAAGTTCTTGAATGGCGCGGCGCGGCAACCAGCCGCCATTCTCCGCAATTCGCAGCGCGTCCATGTAGCCTTCCACGCTCACCGCCAGCACGCGCCCTTGCGGGTCGCGCACGATGTAGGCGTCGATCATGCGTTCTCCTGTGATGGCGTTGCGCTGCTTTGCCGCGCACTCAGGTCGCGCCGCAGTTCTTGGATGTCCCGCCGGATATTGCGCTGAAATGTCTCCAGCGTGCGGATGTTGCCACGCATGATGGCCAACTCCGCTTCCCTATCCTGCGCCGCCTTTCTCTTGGCGCTGAGGAATTGGGCGGCCTTCACGGCCAGCCCGCCCATCACCGCTGCGGTCGCAAGTTGCAACGCGGACGTCATCATGCGCCCTCCCCGTCAAGGGCGCGGAGGGTGGGGCAGGGGTAGGGCACAATCCAGCCGTCGCTTGCGCTGCTGCACTCATCGCATATTGGGCCAAAACCAATTTCGACAGACGCGTGCAGCGCCCGCACCCGGTCGATGGCGGCACGGAGGCGCACGATTTCATCAGCCATAGCGACGGTGTCGTGATACCGCGCGACATGGAGGCCGCCACCGCGTGAAAACTCTGCCAGTACGGCGTGTAGAGCGGTCGCGCCAAATATCCTTGCGTTGTCACTCATGCGCGGCGTCGACGGAGGAAAATAATGCGTCCGAGGCGGCCTTTCTCTGTTCAGGGGAACCACCAGGTCCGAAAAATGCGTCGCAGTACGCTACGGCGGCGTCTGCTATAGGTTTGGTCTTTGCTAGCTCTGCACGCAGCCGGTCGATCTCCTGCAGCAGCGCCGCCCCCTCCCCGCTCGCCAACGTGGCGGTGGGGTGACGACGCAGCCAGTCCTCGACGCGCTGCAGTTTGTCGCCGTACCCCGCGCGGTGCGAGGTCACGCCGCCGAACGCGCCGTCGGCCGCTTTGTCTGCCGGGTCGCCGGGCCTCGTCGTGTCAGCCATGCGCTTTCCTCCTCGGCCTCAGGGCTTGAAAAAGTTGGGCCTTTCGGCGGGGCCTTTGCCCCCTTCGGCTACTTGCCCGCTCACAAAGTTAGGCTGCTCCATAACCGGAACCGTGGTCAGCGGGAGGAGTCGCGCGATGTCGTACCATTGCATGTCATGAAGCCTCCCGTCCTTGTCGAGCCCGCGATGGACAGCAGCTTGAATACAGCCGTACAGGTCAAAGCACACCGACGTGACCACGCCATCGATGCCGGACACTCGATCGCGTACGCGAAGGCCCAGCAGGGCCAGGTGTTTTTCCGCGTTACTCATTACAACCTCGCAAGTAGTGGGAAGGCGACCGATGCTGCTCTGGGCAGCATTAGCACTAAGAAAGGCACCCAATGCTGCCGAGAGCAGCAAAAGCGCTAAGACAAGCGTCAACAGGTCCAGCGTATTGTGCGGTGCATTCAGCACGATCTCTGCTGCCATGAGCACAACCCCGCAGGCCAGCACGGTGATTACAGCCCGCGACTTCATCGCATCAGTCACGGAATCACCTCCAGCAGCTTGCTCAGGTACCATTCCGCCTTCTCCAGATCCTCCCGGAACCCGTAGGCGCCGGGCGTCTTGTGGCCGGCCCGCCACAGGTACTTGAGGGCGTTCCCCCGGCAGTAGGCCGCGAACCCGTCCGCTCCCAGCACCTGCTGGATGGCGTCGATGCACTCGATCGTCCCGACGTAGTGTGACGGGTGGTTCACCGGGTCATGCGCGGAAACCGTCACGCGACCACCCCCTTCCAAGTTGCCTCGTGCCCCGCCTCCCGACGGTAGCTCCGCACCAGCTGCGCCACCGCGTCCGCCAGCAGAAACTGCTCGCGCCCGACCGTCCCCGCCTCCGGCATCCGGATGTGCTCCTCCTCCGTCCAGCCCTCGGGGCGCCGCGACTCCCACCACCGGACCGCGTTCTCCACCACCAGCGCGTGCCGCGCCTGGTACACCATCGGCCGCAGGACAGACGCCCCCGGCTTCCCCTCCCCCGCTGTGCTCATGCTGCCTCCGTAGTCTGCTGTGATCCCTGCGCTGGGGTTTCGTCGACGACGTCTTCGTTCCATGCGTGCAGTTCCTCCACGACTTTTTCCGCCTCGGCCTCCGCCGCGGCCTCGACCTCGGGACCCAAGTGCAGCAGCCGCACCGGCAGCGCCCGCAGCCGCGCCGCCAGCCGGTCCAGAATCCGCGCCAGCGCCGCCTCGTAGTCCGACAGCGCCACCACCTCCCCCCGCGCCCGCGCCAGCTCGATCTCCGCCAGCTCGGCCTCGGCCAGCGCCTTCCGCGTCCGGGCCTCGTCTAGGCTGACCGTCGGCGTGGCCTCCCGCCGCGCGGTGTCCACCAGCTGCTGCTCGCGCCACCGCGCGAACGCCGGCCACTTGCACCACACCCGACTCTTGACCGACCGCACCGGCGCGCCCGGCTTGGCCGCCCACACCCCAACCGCCTGGTAGGAAATCCCCAGCCGGTCAGCCACCTCGGTCACCGACAGCTCGTCAGCTGCCCGCGCGCCCTCCGGCGCGGCCGACGGCGCGCGCACCGGTGCCCGGTGGTTCCCAAGTGGTTCCCGCTGGTTCCGGGCATTCGGACCCTTGGCGGATTTCGGCGGAGTGCCCGTCGATTCCGTGCGTTTCGCCGTGGTTTTGGTGCCAACGGGTGCGGATTTGGTGCGGTTCGGCGGCATCGAGGACGGCGGTTTGGGGCTGGCTGGGTAACGCAATGCGGTGCAACGACTTGCTGGCGCTAGAGAAATGCCGTGGCTGCGCGGGTCCCGCGACCCGCCCCCCCCGGGGGAGGACCCGTTCGAGCCCGAAACGCGACCTTTCGGGCCCGATTTCGACCTTGCGGGGTCGCCGTGGCACGGTTCTTGGGGCTCACGGCTGCAGCAGCTCGTCGATCTCCACCAGAGCGATGCCGACGAAGCGCGCGTCGATCGTTTCGGACGCGGTTCGGACGAACCCTAAGCGTCCTCGGAGGGGCACCGAGGGCTGCAGGCGGTACAGAAACTCGGTGCGCCACCCTCGGAGCCCTCCGCGGCCTCGTCCTCGCACGTTTCGGACGAGGTAGTCCCCGCTCGGGGTCGTGATCCGACGCACTTGCGCGTTGCTCCGCAGCGCCGATGGGCGCAGGCGTCGAGGCACCACCGAACCCTCGGTGGGCTTCACCGCCTCCAGCGGGATGGCCACGCTGCGCCCCGAGGTCGGCACCTTGCGGCCCGCCTCCTCGTGCTGGGCGAGGAAGTCCCGCTCGGGATGCACGCGCACCGCGGCCCTGAGGTTGGCCTTAGTGGCGAAGTCGTGGCCGGGCTGGCGGTAGATGGTCCGCAGCACGAAGTCGGGACGGCGCAGCGTGAACGCTTGCTTCTTGGTGAGCCCAAGCCTTACCGCCGTCTGGGCGGCGTTGGCCGTGGCGTTGAGCGTCTTGGCCATGGCGAACGGCGCCTGGCGTCCAATCTCGGCCAGAGCGTCGTGCACGAGCTGGCTGTCACGCAGCGTGACTTTGATGTCCATCCCCCCTCCCCCCCGTTTTTTTTTCGGGCTTGGTGGTCACCAACGCCGGCTGGTCGGCCGGCCAGACGAATACCTCCATCCGCGCGGGCGACCCGTCGTCCACCCGGATGATGTGCAGCTCGGCCACTTGGGCGTCGTCGTGGTAGGCGATGCCCTTGAGCAGGTCGAGCGTGGCCTTGATGCGCCCGTCCACGTCCCCCTGCCGCTTGGCGCGCACCCACACCAGACGAACGGCCACGTCGCCGTCCAGCGGCATGATCCGGGCGAACGACCGCGGCGCGGTCGCCTTGTCCGCCCGGTGCTTTTTTGACACAAGGGTGCGGCCCTCCCAGCGGCGCCAGATGGCGTTGACCCGCTCAGGGACCGGCAGGACGAAGTGCCAGCCGGTAGCGGTCGCCTCGGCGTAGGCCTCCGCCCAGCTGATCGGGCGCGAGGTTGCCGAAACCGCTTTTGCCGACCTCCTGCGGCCCTTGGACGGGGTGGTGGCACCTTCCCCTTTGCTGGCCCCCGTTCGTGGCGTGGCGCCCCCTTGCACCTCTCGCGCGGCGGCATGGCGGCGGGGGCTCACGCGGCACGCCCCCGGCTCAGGGTGCGCTCGTGCCAGCCGGCAGGCACCGCCGGCTTGGGCACCTCCAGCGGCGTGAGCCACCCCCACGGGATCGCCCCGGCCTGCAGCTGGTCCATCTCCCCCTCGCTGATGCCCAAGGAGCCGCCGGCGAGCGCGCCGCGGACCACGGCCATGCCGATGGCCCGGTCGGCGTCGAGGCGGTACGGGCCCTCCTCGGCGCCCGCCTTGGCGAACCAGAACGGCCTCGCGCCGTCCAGCAGGTCGGCCGGGACGTCGGGCGCCACGGGCGTCGGGGCGCTTCCCCTGCGCTGGGCGGTGAGCTCGCGGGCGAGCTTGCCCAAGTCGGCCGGCTTGGGGGCAAACTGTTCGCTGGCGCACCAGCGGCGGGCCGCCTCGACGATCAGGTCGTGGTCCGCCGACCCGCACGCCCTGGCGTAGTGCGTCAGCCAGTCGTGGGACGCCTGGGACTGCTGGGTCAGGGCGGCCAGCGCCCGCGGCCACATGGGCAGGCACAGCGCCAGCGCCTCGCGGACCGCGGCCATGAGGGCCGGGGCGGCCCGGTATTCGGGCGTGCTCATGCGGCCTCCTGCCAGCGGATGCCCCGCTCGTCGCAGTAGGCGATCCACTCCGCGTCCCCGTCGCGGGCGTACCGGACGGCCGAGAAGTACAGCGGGTCGCGGCCGGCGTGGGCGTCGGGCTGCCCGGATGGCGTCAGGGCGACCGCGTCCCGGTGGGCCTGCTCGGCTCTCCAGCGGTCCACCACGCCCGGGACGAAGTAGCCCAGGCTTCGCGGGGGGCGATCCGCGCGGAGCTCGGCGGCCAGCTGCTCGATGCACCCGGCTGCCCAGTCGGGCGGGATGCCGGCCTCTTGCAGCGCCTGGAGGGCGCGCTGCGTGGTGCCGGCCGTGGCCAGCAGCGGGGACGGCTGCTCGCCGAACCGGGCGGTGATGCCGCGGTTGGCGGCGGCGGCCAGCAGGCGGCACGTGCGGCCACCGTCGGGCTCGCCACCCGGGGGGGCGGCAATTTTTTCCGGCTCTCGCGTGCGCGCAGCAGCAGCAAGCAGTAAGCCTGTAGTTCTGTCTACGTCTACGTCTACGTCTACCGGGGACAGGCGTGACTTCTGCGGGACATGTCCCGGGGACATGTCCCGGCTGTCCCCGTTCCCTGTCCCGGATGTCCCGGGGACATGTCCCGCGTGTCCCCGTTCCCGGTGGCGTTCCCGTCCCGACGGCACGGGAGGGAGGTCCACGTCGTCGTCATCGTCCCAGTCTTCGGAATCGCCAGCGCGGCGAGCGGCACGCCACTTGGCCTTCCGGGCACGGGCTTTTTCGATCTCCCGGAGCTGGGCGCCGTTGAGGCGCTCCCACGCGGCGA